TGATGTTTCTGTATACTTAAATAGTTCATCATTATGAGTGGAAGTCAAGTCCTGTAATTGCATGTTATCCTTAATATCACTTGAATTATCAGGTGCTTCTAATAATATCACACTATTAGCATTTTTAGACCCTCTCAGACTGTCTAAATCATTTTTAAACTGTCTTCTCTCATCATCTGAATTAAAGGGCTTAACCACCATTATCTTAGTGTTCAGGAATCCATCTGAAGTACCTTTTTGCTTAAATTCGGCAGCATTAATTTCAGCAACCATGTCTAACATCACGCAGTCACCATCAGGTAATGAATATACCTCATTCATATACTTCTGTATATGTACTACCTGTCCTTTATACTTATGTATACCACCTGCATTATCTATCTGCCCTTGTACTATCTCCTTATTAGGGTTAAATCTGTCAACTGTTTGAAACCCTTCTGGGTCTACTTTACCCTGAGAACCATCCCAGTTATTGTATACCACATATTTACCGTTATAATCCTTATCATCTTTCTTCCCTAATCGTACATTTTTAGATGGTATAGCTTCAATTGATGATACCTCTCCTTCTAAATTATAGCCCACACTTAAAAAAGCATTATTGTGTTTCCTGTATTCCCTCGCAAGTGTTCTAATCACATCATTTAAAGAGTGACCTTTCTTATTTACTATAATGTGACCGCCTTTGACTCCTTTACCCATAATAGCCTTAGAAGCTTTATCTATGCAATTTTTAGCAGTTACACTAGTAGAGATGAGATATTCCATAGTAGAAGGGTAGGAATTATCCTTACCCCAGTTATACACCTCATTTCTAAGGTCTAACTTAGCTTCTAGTAAGCTGTTTTTAATCTCTTTGAAATACATTTTCATATCTATGCTTCTTTATATTTAAAGATTTCAGTTATAAAATCTTGTTTAGAAGTTGCTTTAATGTTGGGATATTTCTCCCTTAATTCAGGCATCTTCATCTCTTTAAGTATCTCTCTTTCTACTTCCTGTTCAGTAGTATCTTCAAATTCCTCATCTTTACCTTCTACCATTTCTTTCCAGTTCTCAGGGTAAGCTTCAAATACTTTTATTCTGTCTGGGTCTATCTGTAAAAAATCGATTGCTAATTCATTGGTTATAATGTTATTATTTATCGTTTTGCTAGATTCTTTTGATAATCTGTAGTACCCATTATTCTTAATTCTAAAATCACTCATGTTATAATGTTTTTTTAAGTTAATTATCATCTCATTTAAAGATGAAGGACAGCTAACACATACCTCTCTACCTAACTCTTCCTTATAAGCACCTACTAACCCTCTTAGATTTTCCTGTTTAGTCATTAAGTGAAATGGTAATTCTAGTATGTCTTTTATATCCATATTATTTTTATGTTAAGTGTATATAGATTAAGCAGTGTAAAGGGTTAGTTTACCTGCTTAATCTCTATACATATTTTGTTGTTATTATACTACTGCTGTGAACAGTGCGTCTACAGTGTCCTTACTAGTACTGTAAGATGCTTCAGAAAAAATATTGAAAGGATATTCCTCATATTCTCCCTCTTTTGTACTAAGAGTAAACAAGATAGAACCCGAATTTTCATTAGTATTAGTAGTCATCTCTGATAATTGAAGTCCTGTTTCAATCCCTAATACTTTAAAAGCTTCCTCCTGGTTTACACCTTGGTATTTAGATTCATATACTACTACAAATCTTCCTTCTTTTAGTTCCTTAGCTGCTTTTGCATTACTTAATGAACTTGTAGCCATTCTACCCATAAAAGAGTGAGAGAACCCATCTATATCCTCTTCATTTGGGCTAAATTGCCCGCTAGCTGATGCTAGTTCTTTATACCACTCTATTTTATAACCTGTAGTACCATCTTTTAAAGTTAAGTTTGAAATTGTAGCACCATTCTTAGTAGTAGCCCCAAAATCAATATCTTCAAAGTTGATAATTACAGCCCTCTGCCCTGCTAAACCTCTTTTAGGTTTGTCATCACAGTTGAAGCTTATATCTCCTGATAATTTATTTATGCATGTCATTGTTATATCGTTTTATTTTAGATTGAAAGGGGAATCCTTTGACTCCCCTGTCTATCTTGTTGTTATTATACTAATGTGAATTCTACTATTTCACCAGCGTTTTGGATTGTTACACCTGATTTAGCTTTAACTCTTAAATAAGTCTTATCAGAAGTCTTATCATACCACATATCAGCTACTTCAGACTCATTTTCTAAGTCAGAACCTACTATGAAATTCTCACCTACAGAAGCTACTATTCTGTTAGTACCATCTAACCCAATTTGTCTTTTAAGCATTGCACCAGAACCACCTATTCTTAACACACCTTCATCATGTTCAGGCGTGTAGTGGTATAGGTTAGCATCTTTAAGTGCTTGGATGTATAAGTCAAATACATCATCTCCTACTAAGATTGAGAATTCTTTCTTTCTCTTTACTTTTGCAGGTGCAGCACTTCTTACATCCTCTACTATACTGATTACATTGCTTTTATTGATACCAGTAGCAACTGTGATACCTGCTGTATTACCATCAATTACATCAGAAGATGCATCTATCTGCTTCAGGAAACCATCAAATAAGTTGTTTACACCTCCTGCTGTATCACCTTGCCAGTATAATTCATCTAATTGTTCTGCAATAGAAGATAATTTAGTGTCTACTAATGCTTCCTCCCATTCTTTAGGGGTTTCAGCGTTATTAGAACCTGGTGCTAGTACTGTATTTGGGAATTTATTTTGTAAATCATCCTGACAGAACTCTTCATATACTGTGAAATTCTTTACTGTCAAAGTGACCAATTCACCTGTACTACCACCTGAAGGGGTTGCACAGCTACCTGATTGGATTGTAGCACCACCTGAAAAATGTGGTACTTCAGTTGAACCTTTAACACCACTCATATAACGTGCAAATTTTGCCACGTCACCTCCTGCAAATAAAGTTGCAGTTAATACTTCGTTTTCTCTACTTATGTAATCTGAGAAATTCTCTAAATTGTAAGCCATTTTTTATCGTTTTTTTTTTGTTTTTAATTATTTTGCCTTTCTCTTTCTAAGGGCATTGGTTAGTGAGTTCCCGTTTTTGGAATTACTCTTATTGTTAATCACTGGTTCATTGTCTAATTCTGAACCTATCTCCTTTCTCAAAGCTTTTATTTCAGCTTGAAGAGATTCCTTCTCTTCCTTATTTTCAGCCTTGATTTCACTTAGAATAGAAGCTTTGAATTCTGTAAGCATAGCCTTGTAGTCTACTTCATCAGCATTAGCTTCTGCATCTACATCAGTAGCATCCTCTTCTTCTGGTGCAGGTATAATCTCTTTTACTTCACCATCTTCTACTATTACTTTACTTCCATCAGGCATCAGAATTTCTCCTTCTCTACCATCTACTTTACTTCCTACCTCTGGGGTCTCATTTTCATCCAGTTCTGGGAAGCTTACTTCCTCACCATTAGAGTCCTGTAATACAAGTGCTTTTAGTTTTGTATTTTCTTCCTGTGAACCACCCATGAACTCAGCAAAGGCTTTTAAAAATTTTTCTGTTTTTGTCATAATTGTACTTTTTTCATTTTCTTTTATTAATTCATCATTGTAGTATGCCACAGCTTTAAGTGATGAGTATGTACCAGTAGCTATACCCATTTCTGTAGCTTCCTGTGAACTCAGGAATGTTTCATTATCTAGAAGTCTTCTTACCGTATCTTCATCTACACTCATATATTCGCTGTAGAACTTGGTGAAGTTGTCTTCTATCTCTTTTAATTGTCCTGATACTGCTTCAAAATCTTTGGAACCACCTGCCATTTGACCCCAAGGCATATGAATCATAAATCTGTTTTGTCCTTCCTCTAAAAGCCTTATGTCGCCTGCCATAAAGATTGAAGCTGCTATACTGTAAGCCCTTGAAGCCTTGGTAGTGACAGGTAATTCGAGGTTTCTCAAAAATTTGAATATTGAAAGACCCGTGTCAACACATCCACCTTGTGAGTCTATAATCACTTCTACCTCTGTAGGGTTCTTATAGCCTTTAAACTGCCTAATAACCCCTAAGAGAGTGGCTTCCTCACCTACTACACCCTGAATGTTTATAATTGCTTTCATAAATGTTATCTATCGTATACTACTATATAGATAGATTCTCTCTATTTTTGCAATAAGTGAAATTTGGATTTCAGGTATTAAAAAACCCCCACAAATTAATGTGAGGGTCTCAGATAAGCTAACACACTACCTATAAATTCATTGGTATTAGAAAGGGGTGTAGACCATTCAGAACTACTCCACAGCTTACAGCAGGGTTCTTGCCTGCCTTAGCATATGCAAATGCATATTTTTGAAAGTCTATCCCAGTTCCTATTTGCATGGCAAATTTTCTATATGATTTTGAGAATAGCCACTCTATATAAGCCTGTGTATGTAAGTGACCTTGAACTACAGGCTGTTCTTCACTCTTATATTTTGTTTTAGCAGTACCACCTTCTCCATGGAAGTATAGAACATCATCTATCTCAGCTTCTACTACAAATACCCATTTCGGTGTATGAAGGACCTCTTTGTAATCTTTAATCCAAGCTTTTGGTACTCCTCCTGAGAATGCTTTCCGAAAACTCATCCTATCATGGTTACCTATGATTACAGTAGCCTCTGGGAAGGCTTCATAGTATCTATGTACATGTCTTATAGCTTCATCCAGTTCATCTCCTCCACCTAATCCATCAGGGTCAGTGTTATGATATGAGGAATAGTGATTATCTACTAAATCACCGATAAAAACTACTTTATTGCAGCTGAAATCATTGTAAACCTGTATACAGTGGTCTAAATACTCTGGTAAGTCAAATGGTGCATGTAAATCACCTATCACTAATACTCTGTTTTTACCCTCTTCATACATAATGGGGTTATTCACTGTCTCATATACTACCTCATGTTCAGTAGTAGTCTCGTGGAAGTCTCTTATTTGTTTTATGAGTCCTCTTTCTTTGTCAGTGACTCTTATTACATTATTTTTTGTGTGTGGGTTGTTATTCATTTTCATAATATTTACTTTTTTATCTTATTCCATTTGTTTAATGGACATTTTTCATTATTAACTCTTATCTTTGCAGGTATATAACAGCTGCATTTATCACATGTATAGCCTTTTATTTGTTTGGTCTCAAAATCTGAATCAATTACCTCTAGCTTACTGTGAAATGTTTTGAAAGGGCAGGTTTGACAGATATTAGCCCTTTCCTTCTGTTCTGGGGAAAGGGGGTCTCCTTTAATCAGGGACCCCATCCCTTCTAAAATGTTTATTATTTTCATATTCATTAATTAGTCTTTAGAGGTCAGTATATAATACACCCCTACTACTACTATAAATGGGTCCCATACATAGACTGTAAAGGTTGCTACTATCATTAACCAGATAATAGGGTGTATTTTAGGTAGTTTGAAATTTTTCATAGTTGTTTAGTTTAAAAATGTGTTAGTTATGTATTTGCTTATCACTGGGAACATATTATCATCATTACATTCCAGTACTTTGAGGTATATATTTATGGATAAATAAGAAGGTTTATCTACTTCTATACTTTCTTTCAGGTTCACCAAGGCATTTAGATAAGTCACACATTCAAAAGAGTTATTTATATCCTCTTGAATCTGTTCTTTTATCTGGTCAGGGTCAGCACCTATATGTTCTTTTAGACACCCCATTCCAGAGAAGTCTATTATGTAATTATTCTTTATTATTTCCTTTATCTCTATATTCATCTTATCGTTTTATTTAGATTCCCTACTATTTTGATTATCATTCTGGTACTGATACCAAATTGCCTACATAATTTATCATATCTCTCTGTCTTACTCCCTTGAAGAGAGTGAAAGGTTTCAAAGATTTCAAGGTCTCTCACTATTTTAGGAGTGGTTAAATCATTTTTGATGAGTTTTACTACTACATCAATATTCCTATTTACGAGTTCATATTTTGTCATTATTTTTTTAATATTTTTCTAATGGTTCTGATTGAATTAATCATGTGAAGTTCTTTATAAAGTTCAAGTATTTCCTTTTCAGTGAACCCATCCTCATAGTATCTCTTCTTAATGAACCTCTCTATTTGTGAAGCCTGTTCTATGTTCTTTGTATAATAATCTCGATTACCTATCTGTGTTTGAAGGTCTGATTCATCCTCTAACAGGTCAGCATAAGTAGTAGATTCGCCATCTTCATCCCTAAGTGTATTATCTAGGCTTATATTTTTAGTAAACTTCTCTACAAATGTTCTCATCCTTCTAAATACTGCCCTACTTACATATGTCTTGAATGAAGCCCCTTTCTCTGGGTCATACAGTTCATCAGCCCTTACTAGAACTAAAAAACCCTCTTGTATAAGGTCATCTCTAAATCTCAGAGGGAATGCTTCTGAGATGTCTTCTAATAGTGGTATATATTGCGTTAAGTCTCTCATTTTATTGGTTTCTAGTCTTTCTTTTATATTTTTCATTATGCTGATATTCTTTCTGTTATTTGGTATATTATTTTTTGAAGGTCTTTAGCTGATTCATTGCCAAGGGCTTGTATAGCTTCTTTCAATGCATCTTGGTACATATCACTATATGACCATATATATCCTGCATGTGTCTTTATTTTACCCCCACAGCATAAGCTTATACCAGAAGTAGATACTCCTTCTATTGCTTCCTTAGCTTCATTAGTGGTTCTGAATACGTTGATTATATTTAATGTGTCTTTATCGTATTGATATACTCTTTTACTCCTTCTTATATTTACCCCATTATGCCTAAGGTTCTCAGAGTATGTACACCATTGTAGATTGTCTATGTGATTATTAGACTTGTCTTCATCAATATGATTGATAATAGGGTATTTATACTGTGCTTTAAAGGTCTCCATTACTAGTCTGTGGACATTTCTAGTAAGAGAACCAAAATCATTTCTAATACAGACGTTTAAATAACCTCTTGAAGTAGTTCCTTGTTTAAGAATTCTACCCCCTATTTCTACTTCTCTACCCTTTACATCTGTAATTGTTCTCAGTAAGCTTCGGACTCTCCCAAAATTGCTTACTTCGTAATTTGGGTAGCCTGAAATTTCCTTCCAAACTTCCTTTGTTTCATTTTCTGTGTGTGTGTTAGTCATCATAGTCATAATATTTTTAGTTTTTAGTGGGTTTTTTGCAGTTACCCTCTGCCTTGTTATTCATTAAAGTGTAATATTTTAAGTTATTTTTAATAAGTTTACACATCTACTTATAATATAAGGGATAAGCCAAGATAGTCAAGACAGTCAAGACTAAAACTCTCTATATCCCTTGTTATCTATATATAAATATGTAGCTATTCCCTAAAAGTTATATTTTGTAGAAAAAATTTTTACTTTTTTTTCAGTACCCTTGTGAATTCGCCAAAATTAGGATACCTTAGGTAGGTGTGTAAAGCTAATCAGTATGTAAAAGAACTCTCATTATTTATATTGGTACAAATATAAGCATTTATTATATAATATCCAAATACTATAAGATATTTAAATGGAAAAAGCTTTTTTATCATAGCTGTTTTCGTTATAGCAAATATACGCATTTAATACATACCTCCAAAATTTGTTAAGGAATCCATCACTAATAGTGTTTTTGTAAAATGTCGCTTAACATTGCTTCTATACTAGTAAAAACAACATTCATATTTTAAACGTACATTACATCTATGAATCAGTTATTTTTTTTAGTTTTTTTATGAATTCGGGATTGTCTTGAAGCTTACTTATACCCCTTGTATACAGTGCATTAATGGACTGGTTAGATTTATTATATTCCTCAGATAATATTTTGTAGGGAACTACATTATCCAGACCTATACCCATTCTTTTAATTACAATATCACTCCACATCTCTTTCTTCAAGCTATCTTTTATCAATTGGATTAGTTCATCTTCAATATCTCTGTGTTCTGTCTCATCATCAGCTGCTAGGGTGTTCTCAAAATAATCCACATCATCACTACTTCTAATCATATCAGTGAATACATTACAAATAGTATTGTTTTGACTGATAGGTATTGAAATGATGTCCTTATCAGTTATTTTACTGTGGTTATTTAGTATTATCATATTATTCCTGATAGCATAAGAAGCAAACTGCGAGAACCCATTATTACCTCTATCTCTATCATAGCACTTGTAAGCCTTATACAGCCCCTCTAAGGCATAACTAATAAGATTAGATGTACTATGTCCAGTAGTGTGAGAAAACTTACTCACTAGCATCAGAACCATTGCAAATTGGCTTCTAATTATCTTATCTTTGTTTTTTTCTTTATCATTGAACATGTTTTCAAGTTCTTTTTTTGATATACTGATGTGGTTTTCTCTTAAATATTTGTATTCTCTGTCTTCCATTGTTTCTATTTTAATATAAATAGTCTCAAAAGGCTAAAAAGTCAAGAGATTTAAAAATATTTCTAATGAAAAAACCCCCACAAATTAATGTGAGGGTAAAATCTAAAATATGAAAAACGTATTTAAAAGCCTTCTAAGCCACTTGCAGTCTCACTCTGGTCTTCTTTGAACTCTTTGAACTCTTTCTCTATCTGAGTTAAGCTTTTAATGGTCATTGTAGCCATTATAGAAGTTCCCGTGTAATAAAGGTGAACTACTTTGCTGTTATCAGGGGATAATAGCATCAAACCATAGGCATAATTATTTCTCTCCCAGTAATGGGGGTACTTCCAGTTTTCATTTTCTAAATAAACTTCATAACCTTTCTCTAGAAGCACATTAGCTGTTTGTTCTAACGCTAAAAAACCTGCCTGACCAGTGAAGCCTTGACCATAATAATCATTACCTATAAAGTTTACTCCTACAAGAGAGTTATCATCAGCTTCAAATGATGCTTTACTCTTGAATACCTGCCATTTAATCTCCTTTCCGAAGTATATATCCTTATACCTCTTTTTGTTCTTCTTTAACTCTCTCATAGCTTCTGATGTGGTCATACCTTCAGTGAAGCCCTTATAAAGTTGAGTTTGACCCATTGTAATAATGGACATTAGCATTGTTATAATAATCAGTATTTTTCTCATAATTTTTTATTATTTTATATATTAAATTTAGCTGAATACTTCTGAATTATAGTTTAGTGTCATTTTTTTCAATGCTAATTTTTTTTCAAATAACTCGACAAAATAATTGAAAAACATATTGAATGAATAATTGTCACAAATTTCAGCATAATCTTTATCTATCTCATCTACATCACCATCAATCTCATAACCTTTCATTATCTCTTTGGTTTGAGAATGACTTTCAATAATGTGGTCATATTCCTCATCAGTGAATGCATTATATTCCTCTCTTCCATCAAAAGGTATATCAACTGCACCAGTTAAAAACTTGATTGAATCACTGTTTAACCATTCGTTTACTTGTTCTGTTTTTGTCATTTCTTCTGTTTTCATAATTTCTCTTTTTTTTTTATTTATTATTCATTATTTCCCGTCTGAGGCAGTTGTCAAGTAATCCTTGATAACTCTTTTTTTTTTTATTTTTGTTTGGTACAAAACAACTTTGATTATTCACCTCTAATGTTATCTTAACGTTATGTCTTTTTAATAAGTTTACACAAAATTGAAAAAATATATAATTAAGCAGTTGTTTTGATACCCATTTTAGACGCTTCAGCATTCATCACCTCTCTTACTATCTCTTCATCCTCTGGATTGCAGTATAACGCATCAAAGCAGTATGCACATTGTACTCCCCATTTTCCTAAATAAGCATAATGAGCTCCAAGAAAGAACCAAAATAAAAAAGCTGTTCCTGAAGATTTAGTTTCTGACTGTAATTGATATTTATTCATAATATTTTGTTTTAATTTTAATTCTTGTTTCTAATTAAATGATTTCATTTCTCCATCTTTAAAATATAAATATTGAGAACCATAAACCCATTGATCTGTATAAGAAGATGTATTAACTTTGTCTGGTTTACCCCAAGACAGTAATACCATTTCTTTAGTAAATCCTACTTTAACTTTACTACTTAAAATTGTAAGCCAATCTGTTTTTCCAAATCTTTGTTTGTTATTATTTGCTTCCTTTTTAGTGTAAACTCTTCCTTTACTATATTCTCCAAAAACTGAATTGTATGAAATAGTAGTAGTTTCTCCAAATGCATTTTTAATCACTAAAGCAAGTTTATAATATTTTTGTTCAATAGTTAAATCAGTACATTTCCATATTTGATTTGGTACTGTTTTTACTACATTTCCTGTTTCATTATCAGTAGAACCTTTTAAAATATTATTTTTAAACACAAATTCTTGATTTATTAGACTATCTTTTCTTTTTTTAAAGAAACCAACAACAATAAATGGAAAACTATTTTCATATGTTGTTCTATAC